AAATTGCAAACCGCGCTGCTCGGCAGCAAGCCGTGTGCGACCGATTGGGACGGCATCGCAATAGTAGTCGGCTGTGCCGCCTTGATAGCCGCGCCCTATCTTGTTTTCGCTTGGAGTGCCGCATGAACTGCTGCGATAGCTACGGCCGCTGCACCCAAGGCCCGGACTGTGCCGCTCGCACCAGCATGGAGCAAGGCTGCGCACCCGAGGGCGGCAACGTCTGGTTCGTCGGGTCAGAGCCCGACGACCAAACACCACTGTCACTATGGGAAACCGTATTGTTTTTCGTATCCATGACAGCTCTTAGCGTGATCAGCATCATCCTGATGGCAGCAGGCGCTGTATTTTTCTACCAACTGCTTTTTTAACCAAGGACCATCATGGAAAACCAAAACAACCCCTTTGCAGTCTCTGCCCCCCGTACCTCCAGCAACGCTGTTGCCCAAAGCGACCAGCAGCGTGCGGTTGCCGAAGTGCAGGCTGCAATGGTCATTGCACGCATGAACCCGCGTGACCAGCGCGACAGCATGGACCGCATCTTGAACGCCTGCACCAGGCCCAGTCTGGCAGATGCAGCGGTGTACACCTATGCGCGAGGTGGCAGCAACATCAGCGGCCCCAGCATCCGGCTTGCCGAAGCCATGGCGCAAAGCTGGGGAAACATGCAGTTTGGCATCCGCGAGCTGTCCAACTCTGGCGGCGAGAGCATGGTGCAGGCATACGCCTGGGACGTCGAAACCAACACTCGGCGCGAAGTCACTTTCCAGGTGCCGCACACCCGGCACACCAAGGCCGGGGCAAAGAAGCTCGAAGACCCGCGCGACATTTACGAGCTGGTAGCCAACCAGGGCGCACGCCGCCTGCGCGCCTGCATTTTGGCCGTAATACCCGGCGATGTGACAGAGGCCGCAGTAGCCCAGTGCGAAACCACCATGCACGCCAAAGCCGACACCAGCCCCGATGCAGTGGCAAAACTGGTGCAGGCATTTGCAGCGTATGGCGTAAGCAAAGCGCAAATTGAAAAGCGCATCCAGCGCCGCCTTGATGCCATCCAGCCCGCACAAATCGTAGCACTACGCAAAGTGTATGCCAGCCTTAAAGACGGCATGAGCGTGGCCAATGAATGGTTTGAAGTGCTTGACGGCGACACCGGCGAAATCAAACCCGCTGCACCCAAGGCCCTGCCCGCATACACCGACTCGCAATTTGCGAAAGACCTGCCAGGGTTCCGCGGCCTGATCGAGTCCGGCAAAAAGACCGCCGACCAGATCATCGCCACAGTCAGCAGCAAGGCCGCCATGAGCGACGACCAAATGGCCATGATCCGCGCCACTGTAGTCGCCGACCAGCAACATGAAGGAGAAGCAGCATGATCATCCACAACATACCCCAAGGCTCGGCAGAATGGCACCCTTACCGCGCCACCCATTTCAACGCCAGTGACGCACCGGCCATGATGGGCGAGTCAGCCTACAAGACCCGCACGCAGCTGCTGCATGAAAAACACACCGGCATCAGCCCGGAAGCAGACGCAGCCACTCAGCGCCTGTTTGACGGCGGCCACCGCTTTGAAGCCCTGGCCCGCCCACTGGCCGAAGAAATCATCGGCATGGAACTTTACCCCGTGGTGGGCTCTGAGGGCAAACTGTCTGCCAGCTTTGACGGCCTGAGCATGTGCGAGACCACCGCGTTTGAACACAAAAGTTTAAATGCAGGTCTGCGTAGCGTGTTACCGCAAGTTAACGGTGAAACACCCGTAATTGATCGCAGTTTCCCGGCCATGTACCGCATACAAATGGAGCAGCAGCTCATGGTGTCTGGCGCCGACCGCTGCCTGTTCATGGCCTCAAGCTGGGGGGATGACGACGAACTCATTGAGGAGCGCCACGCCTGGTATTACCCAGACCAAGAATTGCGCAGCGCCATCCTGCAAGGCTGGACGCAGTTTGCCATCGACCTGGACAACTACACACCAGAGGCCACAGAGGCCAAGCCAGTCGGTCGCACGCCAGAAACCCTGCCCGCCCTGCACATCGAGGTCACAGGCATGGTGACGGCAAGCAACCTGGCGCAGTACAAGGAGCACGCCTTGTCGGTGTTTGCCAGCGTCAACCGCGAACTGGTCACCGACCAAGACTTCGCCAACGCCGAGAGCACCGTCAAATGGTGCGGCGACATCGAGACGCGCCTGGCCGCAGCCAAGCAGCACGCCCTGAGCCAGACCACCAGCATTGACCAGTTGTTCAAAACCATTGACGACATCAGCTCCGAGGCCAGGGCGACACGCCTGGAGCTTGACAAGCTGGTGAAAGCCCGCAAGGACAGCATCCGCGCCGAGATTGTGGCCGATGGCCGCAATGCCATCGCCGACCACATTGCCGCGCTCAATACCCGCATTGGCCGCCCCCTGATGCCAAATGTGGCGGTGGACTTTGCCGGCGCCATCAAAGGCAAGCGCACCCTTGACAGTATGCGCGATGCCGTAGCCACCGAGCTGGCGCGCGCCAAGATTGCCGCCAACGAAATAGCAGACACGGTCACACTGAACCTGCGCACGCTAAACGAAAACCCGCATCTGTTTTTCCTTTTCTCTGACAGCGCACAGCTTGTTCTTAAGGCGCCGGACGATATGGCGGCGATAGTTCAAAACCGAATCAGCGCCCACGAGGCCAAGGAAGAAGCGCGCATCAAAGCCGAAACTGCCCGCATTGCGGAGCAAGAGCGCGTCAAGGCTGAGGCCGAAGCCACAGCCCGCGCTGACGCAGAAATTGCAGCGGCTACCGCCAAGGCACGCACCGAGGCGCAAGCACAAGCCGCCGCCGACGCAGAAGCCAAGCGCGCCAGCGACGCTGCCATCACCAAAGCAGCGCAGCCAACCCTCGCCACCGCGCCAGACCCGGTGCCCTATGTGCTTGAGCCAGGGCCAGACACCGGCGCCACCATGCGCCTGGGCCAGATCAGTGAACGCCTGGGTTTTACGGTCACTGCCGACTTTTTGGCCAGCCTGGGCTTTGACCCCTGCGCCACCGACAAGGCTGCCAAGCTCTACAGAGCCAGATTGTTCCCGGTGATTTGCCGAGAGCTTGTAAAGCACATCAACCATGTTGCGCATGGAGTTGAGGCATGACCGTCAAAACCACATTTGCCAGAGGCATCAACCCATTCCAGGGGCCTGCCCCAATACCGCCAACACCAAAGCCAGCCATGCAAAAACCATCCGAACCCAAGACCAAACCACGCAGCGAGACGATCTACATCGACGTGGCCGGGCTCGAAATCAAGAACGACCCACTGCCACCAAACCGTGCTTTGCCTATGCACAAGTACCACCCGGTATTTGATCGCATGAAAGTCGGGCAGTGCGTGCGCTGCCTTACAAAAGATGTCGGCAAGGTGTCCGGCGCGCTGCGCAAATACATGGAGATCAAGCGCAAACCAGGCCAAGTCAGGACTACCACCACATACCCAAACGACGCCGGATATGGCCGCGTCTGGATGCTGGCCAATCCTGTCAAGGCCAACCAGGCGAAGCGTTGAAGCAGGAGGAGTTATTTTGACAAAGACGCATCAGCTCTATTTGTGGATTTCTGCCCAGCCCAAGTGGGTATTCATAAAAAACATACCGTATGAGCAGTTTGGCATGACGCGAATCAGTTGTGCAGCCGCGCTGGTCAAGTTGTTTAAACAGGGTTATTTGCAGCGCGTAAAGGGGCGTTTTTACCACTACAGCAGCACCCACATGCCGCACCCACCGTATTCGCTACAGGGGAAAATCAAGCGCAAGCCCAAGCTCACAGACCATCAGGTCAGTGCAGCACTGGACTACCACGACCGCGGCAAATCGTATAGCTGGATCGCGCACCGACTCCAATGCTGTGGCGCCAAAACGATTGCCAGGGCGGTGTTTGGGGTCGGGGTTTATGCCGACGTGGTTAAGCGGGTCAGGGAGGCAAACCAATGAGCATCCTGCAGGTAACCGAGCGAGAGCTGCAATTGCAGCGTGAGCTGGACGAAGAACGCAGGATTAACTCCATTGGGTCTGAACGAGAGTACATCCTGTTGGGTAAGATTGCCCGACTAGAAAAAGAGTTAGATAGTCTTAAGCTAAACGAAGATCCAGTTGGTTACATTGCATGGAAAGATGGCGAGCCATGTTGGAGTGAGGACTGCGTATGTCAAGACCCGGTTTATCCAGCAGATGAATATGATGATAGGACATCAATGCCTGTGTACACAAGACCGAGCAATCTTATTGCTTATGTGCAACAGCTTGAGGACGAAACTACGCCAGCGTTTATTGCGCAACGCAATGCACTTAAGCAAGCGCTGGAAGTGCTTTACCTAAAAAATAATGCTGGATTACCTACATACGATTCGATGGTAAATCAAACAATTATTGCAATACGAAAAGCACTCTATGAAACTCAGAGCTAAGCGACAACGATATTGGTGGACATGGCACGTAGCCGAATTGATTGGGTGCTACAAGCACGACGCTTGGGACATGGCAAGAATCAAACATCAAGGAAAGTAAATGAAACCAGAATACACAGATAACAAATTACCAATGCCTGATACACATTGCTGGGATGACGAAAAAGAAGAAGATGTCTGGAGCTATAGCCACAAAGCAATGCTTGAATATGGCGACAAAAGAGCAGAAGAAGCACGAACTGAAATACGTGATTTACTTATAGACCTCGGGTTTAGCGTTAACGGTACCCCACTAAGTGAGTTGTAAAAAGGAAAGTAAATGAATACCCTACTTAAGGCCGCACGTCAGGCGCTGGAGGTGCTGAAATACGTTGATTATGTACCACGGCAAGATGGGTCACACCCAGTTGAAAAAGCCATCACCGAGCTTAGCGCTGCTATCAATGAAGCGGAGACGTCAGAGGCGGGCGCACCACCATACGATCAGCAAGCCCTCGAGCTGTGTGAAGAGTGTGGCTGGAAAGCGGTCATACCAGGTGAACAATGCCTTGTTTGTGAGCGTAATGCGAAGCTGCTGGCAGTACCAAAAGGCTTATTCATAGAAGCGGAGGCAACACCATGAATGACTTAATCGGCACAAAAGAAATCGCCCAATTTTTGGGTATTAGCCGCGCCCACTGCGTCGGCCGCATCATCAAGCGCACCGACTTTCCGCCCCCTGCTCTGAACATCAGTCAGCGCCTGCGAAAGTGGCGGCGCGTGGATGTGCTGAAATGGGCTGGCATCAAATAGTCAAGGCGATGTCTGCTGCCGTCTGTCGGTAGTAGGCATCCATAAGCTGATTCAAATCCTTGTGGCCGCTGATCTTTGCCAGCCTCAAGACATCCATGCGCTTGGACAGTCTTGTCAATGCTGCCGCTCTGCTGTCGTGAAAGCGCAGGTTGTCAATCATCAGCCGGTCACGCACCTTGCGGTAAAGCGTGTCCAGGCTGGCTGAGTCAATGGTGAAATACTTGTCTGCCGTCCACCCATCCAGCAGTGCCAGCAGTCGCAATGCGCGCTTGGTAAATGGCACAAACCGGGTGCCGACTTCATGAACTGTTTTGTGATGGCTTAGCGTGATGACGCGCCGGTTCAAATCGACGGTGGATTTTCTAAGGCTCAACACCTCTCCCGCTCGCATGGCAGTGTGATGCGCCACCAGGTAGGCATAAGCCACCTCCTGCTGCATCGTGGTCGGCTTTTTGCCTGTGACGTATCCCATTGAGCGCACCAGCCGGTAAATCTCGTTGGCGCTTGTTTGGCGCGTCCTGGCGAGTGCTTTCTTTGGCATCTTGGCCTTCTTCCATGGCGAGTCACCGCACCACCCCCATTCTTCACGGGCCACGTTCCAGAGGTTTTTGAGCGAGCAGGCTTCGCGCACCACGCTTGAGTCGCTAACGGTTTTGCGCCGTGCATCGCGCCATTCGCCAATATCTGCCGGGGTGATTGTGTGCAGCACCTTCCCGCACAGTGCGGGAAATTCCCGCTTCATGGCCTCAAAGCGCAAACGTTCAGACCGGCTACTGCGCTTGTTGATGCTGACGGTATCGGCATACTTGTCCAGTGCCTCGGCCAGCGTCTTGGCTGGGTATGCTGCCGACGCGCCTTTAATGATGGCCGCCTCCTCGGTGGCCGCCCAGGCTTGGGCGTGGGCCTTGGTGGGGTGCACTTTGGATTTGCGAACGCCATTCTTTTCAACTTCGACGCGCCAGCCGGATTTCAGTTTTCTGTAGTAAGCCATGATGATTCCAAAAATCCCGCACGATGCGGGCAAAACGCGGGATGCCATCATACGACTTGGCAATTCTCTGCATTTCTGTGCGCGACTCGACCGCGTTAATTGGCAACAAAAAAGCCCTGTTCTCATTGGAGAAAGGGCTCAAATGCGCGACTCGGAAACAGTCGCATGGTTTTAATGGTTTTATCTATGTGGTGCGCGGGGCGGGACTCGTAAACCATTACGAATCAACGGCTTAGATTTGATGTGCGGGATTCCTGCGGGTGGCCGCAAAAACACTATCAAGCCCACGCGAACAGAGGCGGGATTATAGGGTCACGCGCTTTCGGTGGTTGACGAATTCCGACTATGCCTGGAGCACATCCGCCTGCGGTATCGGCTCTGGCCATAGCCTGGGCCGTCCAGGCAGGTTACTGCGCCAGTATTGCCGCCCTGGCGCACCCGTTGGCTTTCCGGGGAATGAAGGCGGGGCTACTCCGTCTTCCAATAAGCTCCAGACAGCACCTTTTTGACGCTGGACTCTGACACTCCAAAGGCCAAAGCAACTTGCTTTCTGGTGGCTCCGTTTTTTTTCATCGCACGCATTTGTTCTGCCTTTTCAATTGAGAGCTTGGCAAAGCGCCTGTTTCTGCTTTGCGTTGTGTCGTTGGCCCATCGGCAGTTTTCAGGCGAATAGCCTTTGCTGTTGTCCGCCCTGTCAACCGACATTCCTTTTGGTCTATCCCCCATGTCATCAATGAAGTTTTGGATGTCGTGCCAACTTTCGCAAACCGTAATGCCGCGTGCACCGTAGTTCTTGAAAGCTCTGTCGCTTTCGTTGTAACAGCGGCTCATCATGTTTCGCCACGTCTTGTAAAGGGGGTGATCCCAATGCCCGTGTCTGAAGTTTGGCGAGTCTTCCCCCAATGCTTGGTAGCCAGTTGAGACATGGTTTGGATCACCATGCTTGTAGTGGCGCAAGTAGTGCTTGCGGCAATAGCCAAGGGCCAGTACGGGGTTTTTGCAGTCATGGATTGAACATGTTTTCATGTGGACATTCTACGTCGAATATCCGTAGAAACATCACTTCCTTTTGATGGCTTCAGCCACGCTTGGAACGATTCGCTCGACACTTCTGCCGATTACGTAACCACCAAGTCCAAGTTCAACAATCGACCAGAGTTTCAGATACTCAGCTTCGCTCAGATTTGGCGCAGCCAAGCCAAACCAGCGGGCCACAATCAAGCCAACAAACACCAGCATGGTGATTGGCCGCCAGCTAGAGGCCAGCCAATGCGAGCTCGCCGCTTCGGTCTTCACGATGTCGGCCTGCGCCATAAACACAGCCAGAAAAGTCTGCACCTTCTGCCGCTCGGCCTCGCCAGCATCGGGCCAAAATTTGTCAATCAGTGTCTTGCCCGCATCCAGCGCGGCAGTCAGTGGGTCAAGTGCCATAGCGATCCCTTTCAAACAACACGGTTCAGCAGCCAGCCGTGCACAAAAGCCTCTTGGCTGGGCCGGGCTTCGGCCAGCTCGATGTAGCGCATGGCCTGCTGCGCATTGAGTGCCCGCATCAGCACCACATGGCCGTCCTTGCCACGGTACCCCAGATAAGCGCGCAGCGCAGCAATGGTCATGCGGCCGATCACGCCATCCGCCGTAATGTCTGGGTAATGCTTGCCCTCGGCATTGAGCACGTTGAGCGCGCGCTGCAAAAAGCGCGCAGCCACACCGGGGCCCATGTTCACGCCAGTATCAAGCAACTCCTCGGCCACTGGCGCACTGTGCTCATTGACCAGGTTGAACTTTGGCGCCTCCCAGTAGCGCTCCAGGTAAATCGCCTTTGCCAAAGCGCGCGGCATGTCCTGCATACGGCCATGGTAGCCATAGGCTTTGGCTACCCGCTCGGTAATGCCATACATGGTGGCGCCGCCGCGGTCCGCCGGGTGGTCGCTGTAGCCGCCCTCGCGGGCGATCAGTGCGTCGATGTAGTCGTTAACAGTCATGGGCACATCCTTTTCAGATGCCCCATTCTTTGGCCGCTACTGGCCTGCTGCGGATTTTTATTCGTCGCGCAAGCGCTCGATCTTTTCGCGCGCGCTCTCGCGTGTGCGATCCATCATGCCATCTGTCACAGCGCCCTTTTGATGCAGGCGGGCCATGCTGCGCACCTCGGCGGCAATGGAGTTTACAAAAGCGGACTCGCGCGCTTTTTTGCGCTGGGCTTCCAGTGCCAGGTCGGTCGGTCGCGCCTTGATGCCCAGCGTCTGCATGGCCGCATACTTTGGCTGCACCGGCTGCCCACTGCGGTCAACCCCAGTGAACTCGCCCAACGGGGTTGTAATCACTGTGTCCATGGCGTGGGCTGTGGCGGCCGCAATGCGCTGCGAGTGGTAGCCTCCGGGCGACACAGCAGGCATCAGCAAGCCCGCCATCCATTTGGCGCGCTTCTCGCTGGCTTCCAGCGCGGTGTCGTTCTTGTCAGTCACCTCGCGCCCCATGAACATCTCCTTATTGGCGAGCATCGCGGCAAAGGCAGACAGTATCGGGTGGTTCGGCATCAGCGGCGCGGGCAGCGGCACGCCACCGGCCTGGTTCTCCATGTCGAACATGTCGCCGCCCGGCACCACGCGCGACGCATCCAGAAAAATCGGGTTGCCAGTCACGCCGTCGGTTCCCAACCGAATGGTCTTGGGGTTCAGCAGCAAGCCCATACCCGCCGTGTGCTCGGGCAGCGCAGCGCGCTCTTCCTGCTCCAGTGCGCGGCCTTTGGCTATCTTCTCCAGCCAGTCATCATCTTCATCACCGGCCGCCAGCGCGTAGGCCACCAAATTAATGCCGTGCAGCGCAGCCGCTGGCGCCAGAAACCGCCACGGGTACACCATGGCCGTGTGCAACAACGCCGGAAACGCCTTGTACGTCCAGCTGAAAAAAGGCACCGCGTAGTCTCTCACTTTGCGCGCGCCACTGGGCAGGTCATCGTAAGTGAAGATGTAGCGCAGCGCGTAATCCATGGCTTCGTCTGCGGCCATGCCATGCTGGCGCGCATCGCGGTAAATCAGGTATTTGAAAAACGAATCCTCAAACTCATAAGCATTGCTCAAGGGCTTGCGCAGCCAGAACGTCATGGCATTCATCACCTGCTTGCCTGCTTTACGCGCCTTGCCCTCTTCCAGTGCCATCAGCTTTTGCAGCTCGGGCGGCATGGACTGTGCAATTTCCTCTTTGGTGAAGCTGCCCGTGAACAGCCCCACCTTGCGGGCTTCTTCCAACATGGGCGCGTCTTTTGTCATGTCGCGCGCGGCATTGATGTACTTGTCTGCATCCCAATACGATACGCCAGCAAAGTGCGCCATGTTGATGTTGCCCATGACGTTGTTGAAGTGGGCCACCGGATTTAGGGCCGTTTTCCCTTCTTTCCACAGGCCCAAAGCCTCGCGGTAAAGCTGCATCGAGTCGCTCGCGGCTTCCTCGAACCTGCTCAGGTGGCTCATCACATCCTGGCGCACATACAAGCCAGCCAAGTTGCCATAGCGCTTTACGCCCCCCGTGTCTGGTATCTCGGTGTCGGGCACCTTCACCCAGCCCTCGGCGGCAGAGCGGCGCACCCAGTCGGTATTGTTGGCAATGTTGTTGAACAGCCGCCCCAACGCAATATCACCCTGCATACGGGTGTAGCCCTGCACAAAGCGGTACAGCGCATCACGGTTCTCGCCCATCTGGGCGCGCTCGCTGGGCGTCCAGTCGCGCCACACCGTGACCTGCTCGCGCGCCACCTTTGGCGCATTCGGGTCTTTCAGCTCCAGCTTGCCCTGGTTCAGTATCCAATGCGGGTCACGCACCTCGTAGCCCATGGCCAGCCAGTTGTCCACAGCATCCACACTCACATCCTGAAACAAGCCCCGGCCCTTGAGCGAGCCCCCGCCAATGCCCTGCATGGTCGGCGCGCCCGTCTTGAACAAACGCTTGATCAGTGGGTCGTCGGCCAGTTCGGTCTGCCGGTTGTACATGCGCGGCAAGTAGCGGCCACGCCAGCGTTCGGCGCTGTCCTTGCTCAACATGCCAAGCGCCACCAGCTCGTCAGTCTGCTGGTCCATCGTCTTGGTGATGGCGTCGGCCACCTTCACCGCATGCTCTGGCGGCACCACACCGGGCGCAACCATCTTTTCCACAATGTCAGACACCATGGCGCGGTCATCCTCGGACATGGCGTTCATTTCCTTGGCCACGTCAACCGCTTTGCGCTTGGCCTCATCAATGGTTGCCTTCATCTGGCGCAACTGGCGGCGCAGCTCTGGCGACGCCAAGCGCATACCAAAGCGCTCCTGCAACGGCCGGGTAGCCGCATCCAACTTGCCCAGCGCCACCTCACCCAGGCGGAACTTGATGCGGCCCAGGGCATCGCGGTTGGGGTTGGCCCTGTCGGGGTCTGGCTTGGCGTCGTACTGCGGGGCGTCTTCTCGGACGATGCTCTGGTTCGCGCCGTCAAAGTTTCCGTTGTTGCCGGTGGCAGACTTGATTTGTGTGTTTTTGACAGGAACCCATGACAGGCCACGATGACCTCCTTCTGGTGTGCCGCCCTCATCAATCAGAATGCCGTCGTATGGCTGACCAGTCTCTTCAATCCACTCAAGTAAATCCCTGCCATCCGTCCAGTCTGGCAGGCCGCGCTCGCTAAGTTCTGTCCCGTTGCCCCACTTGCCAAAAAACTCTTTCTCAAAAACTCGTCGAACATCAGGCATTCGAGTATCAAATGGTTTTTTGATTGACAGGTACACAGGCATTATTGCTGGTGCAGCTGATCTTTTGGCTTTTGAATTAATACTGGATGCAGAAGGATTTGTGTAGATCGCTGCGTAGTCAGGGTCTTCTGTGAAATGAGCACCTTCATTGAATTCTGTGAATGACGCATTTGGCGTTCCGTGGTACACCACCAATGGATTGCCGTCTGCATCGACAACCTTGCTGTCACCAAACCATTTTTTGAAGGCCGGGGTATCCGTCTGGTTGCTGGTACCACCATTCGGCGCAGTGGATTCACGAGTGTCGGGGCCAGGCTCTGCCGCCCGCTGCGCCGTCGCTTGCTGGCTGCCTTGGCGCAAATAACCAAACTCCGGGCTGGTGTCCGGGCTCAATCGGGTGTTGCGGTTGCGCGGGAAAGGCTCGCCGCCAGCTATTTCCCCTGTGGCCGCCAGGCTCCTGACGCCGCCGTCGGCCGTCACATGAATGCCGTCGCGCACAAAACTCCCCACCCGCAGCAAGGCCGTGCTGTTGCGGCTGACGGCAAACACACTGGCGCCACGCGCTTTCAGCGACGCCTTGGCAATCTGCCGCTGCACAGCCTGAATGCCGCCCAGAGTGGCCTCGGCCGGGATGGTGCTGATGGACTTGACGTTGTACTGCGCATCAGTGTGGATCAGCGTTACCGCGCCCTCATCCACCTGCAAGCGCTTGGCCATGGCCATCACATCGCCGGGCCCGGTGATCGTCACATCGACCCACTCTGCGGCCAGGTAAGGGGCAGACTGGCCAAAATCCTTTTTGAACTTCTTTGGCGCCCCGTTGCCGTCTATGGTGCTGTACTCGTTGGTGTCAATCACCACATGCGACTTGAATTCCAGCATGGGCATCTTCTGTGCAAACTGCTGCGTCAGCGCCATATCGGCCCGGCTCGGGGTCGGGATGCCGGTGGGGTGGTTGTGCAGCAGGTAGTAGCCGCTGGCGCCACGGTTGCGCGCGGTGGCAGACAAGTCTTTCAGATAGGCGTCAATGTCGCTGCCCATGATGGCCGCCGTTGACGACGGCAGGCGGCTGGTTAAACCCACCTGCGACACCACTGCGCCGCCGTCGTTCACAAACACCACACGGAAGGTTTCAAACCGGGGGTCGCGGTACACCTGCGCCAGCACGGCCAGGTCTTCGGCGCTGCCTACTTTTTGTCCGACAAGGCTCGCCCGCTGGCGGGCAGCGTAATCACCTGACAAGGCTTGAGCAAGTAAGGTTTGGGTGGATCGTAGATCATCCACGGCGGCAACGGCTTCCCGTCTGGCCCGGTCAGCGGCTGGGCCTGTCTGACTTGGGTCAGGTTCACTATCGAGGAAGAGCTGCAGTTGTCGGTCATCGGTGTACTTGCGCCTGGGTGCTTCTGCATTGTAGGCCTGGCTAGCGTCAGCCGCCCGGTCGCTCCCGGCCCGCTCCAACCGCTGGGTGACTTCCTCCGGGGTGTAGCTGGTTAGCCCTTCGGCTTCGGCGGGTCGGCCTGCTTGAGCTGCTTGAGCGTCTGCTGCTGCTGCGGGCTGGGCTGCTGGCCGGCCAACATCGCCTTGAACAGGCCCACGCCCTGCGGGCTGTTCCAGATTTTCTTCGCTTGCTTGTTCATTCTCTGGCCTCAGTTGGTTGATGACATCGGCGCGGCCTGCGCGCGGCACAGTGCCGAACATGTCCTCGGCTGGCTTGGTCGCCTCAGTATAGGCAAAATCGGCAGCGTTGCCCAGGGCCTGCACCACGGGTTTGACGCTGCGCGGATTGGCAGCGAACAGGTCCAGCACCACCCCCACCAGGGGGTCGGCAGCCATGTCGAGCTGCTGCGCGGCCAGCGCCATGGGCTTGCCTTCCCGACGGGCGTTCACCGCAATCTCGGCGGCTTGCGTCACCACGTCGCGAATGTCCAGTGCGCCCAACCCTTCCAGGCGCGCCATCTTGGGGGCCACCTGCGCCAGCGCAGACAACACATTGCGCGCCTCGGGGTCCTGCGCCTGGGCAAACAAGCGGATCAACTGGTCATTGCCGTAGGCCTTGGCAAACACGGCTGCATTGATACGGTCCACCGCCTGCTTGGTCGGCTGGCCGTTGGTGTCGATCAGCCCGCCCTGCTCGGCCTGCGGCATGGCCCGCACGAACTGGCGCACCGCCTCGGCGGTAATGCTGCCGTCTTGCGCAAACTGCAAGGCATCCAGGCTCACGCGCTGGGCATCATTGTTGGCCTGCTCCACGGCAGACAAATTCAAGTTACCGGTGGTGTTTGACACGTCGCCAATATCGTCGCTTACCTGGTCAGACGGCATCACGCGCACCAGCACCGGCGCGCGCATACGCCCGATGACATCTGGGCTGACCCCGTGCAGGGCGTCGGCAGCAAGCTCATTCACATAGCCTTGTGTGGTGCCCTTGCGATAGGCCTGCTGCAGCCCAGCCACACGGCCATTGCCTGCGATGGCGCGGATGCGCTGCACCGCCTGGTTGCCATAGTCTGCGTTTGGTGTGCCGTCTGCCTGGTTGGACGGCAGCACATCGTCGGCCTCCACCACTGCGTATTGCACCGTTATGCGCCGACCATCGCTGGCCACGGCCATGTCTTTTCGGCCCAACTGCTCAGGCGCCACCTGGCCACCGGCCACCACTGGGGCGCCATTGGCAAAGTCGCGCGAGAAACCCAGCCGCCCGTAATCCGGCTGGGCCGCAATGCCTTGCATTTGCGCGATGCTCGACGGCGTGGCGCGGTTGCGGTTTTGCAGGATGGGCGGTTGGGCCGCGTCAGGCACCAGGTCATCAAAGCTCAGCCCAGCGGCTTCCACACGGGGTGCGGCTGGTTCTGCGGGAACTCCAGCAACGGGGGGGGCAGCAACTGGCGCAGCCGCTGGCGCTTCAACTGCAGCGGCTTGAGGGCTTTCTGTGGAAAGAACTGGCGCGTTTCCTGTCTGCGGGTCTTGGCCATTTTGCGTTTGCTCTATGGCCTGCAAGATGCGGCTGATTACATCCGGCGCGGGCTGTGTGGGTTGTTGCGTTGGCGCTGGCTTTTGCGCGCCAAAGGTCTGGCGCATGGCATCCTGGTAGTCGGCCAGCGCGGGGGCTTTTGGCGCAGGCGGTGGAGGCGGCTGGGTCGGCGGTTGTGGCGTGAATCGGCCAGCGACCGCATTGGCGCCACCCATCACGCCGCCTTGCGTCAGCGTGGCCAGCAGGGTCTGGTAAGCGGCATCCGGGCGCTCGGCCAGGTAGTCGCCCCAGGTCTTGTCCGGGTTGGCTACCGCGGTATCGATGGCATCTTGCACCAGCGTGGCCACTTGCTCGCCGGGCACCTCGCGCGCCAGCAGGCCGGTAAGAAACTGGCCAGCGCCAGCTTTCCCGAACTGCTTGACCAAAAAGCCCATGGGCATTTTCTCGGTGACGTATTCTGTCGCAGCACTGCCTAATGAGGCGGCCATGGACGCCATGGGCGCGCCGCCGCGTTGGCGGAACTTGCCGTATTCTTCCGGCACCATGGGCGCCACCATGCCGCTCAGTGCAATGTTTGGGCTACGCGTGGCAATGGCTGCGGCAATGGATGGCAGCTGGCGCACGGTGCTTGACACGCCACTGTAAATGCCTGCGGCTTCCGGGCTCTCAAAGTCCGGGGTGGTCATGGCGCGCATCAGATCGGCCTGACCGGCTTCGCTGCGGGCTTGGTCAAGCAGCCGCTGTGATCCAGTCAGGTCGCCAGCCATCTGGTTGATGCCAGCCCGCGCCGCCTTGCCGCCTGATACAAAATCAGACAACAGGCCAGACGCCACCGTGCCTGCGCTTGCTTTGGGCCCAACAACCGGGTCAATCGTGCCGTATTTGGCTTGGCGCCCGGTTTGCTCATCCAGCAAACGATTCAAAACGCTGGCCGCGCGAAAATTGAATTTTGAAGGGTCTGCTGGCGCATCTTCCAGCACGCTTTGCCGGCCTGCGGGTTTGGCTGGCTCGGCCGTAGAGGCCATGAGTTGATCAGCATGATCCATCCACCTGGGCCTGTCGCCCGGAATCAAGTCATCGAATTCGATGCTGGTGGCGTTGCGTGGTATCAGGTCATCGAATTCGATTGTCATTTAAAGCCCCGTTGGATCAATCCCGTTTTTACGCAGCCGCTCAATCACCTTGTCGCGTGGCGCACCTTTGGCCAACGCCTCGCGTGCTTTTTCCAGAGCCGCGGAGGCCCCCATTTTTGGCGTGGCTTGTCCAGGCGCCGGACTTTTGTTAGCGCTCGGCCGCCCGCGGGCTTCCCACTGGGCAAATGCGGTGGCAGTGGGCTTGCGGCCATCAGCATCGAGCCATTCGTAAAACCGGGTCATGGCTGCCAGATCGGTCGTCGTTTCCTGCTCTCCGGTAATGGGGTTGCGCACAGCTCGGCCCCGCTCATCGAGTGCCGGAATTTGCAACGTGCGCAAAATGGTTGACGACAGCGCCCCTTCCGAAGCCTCGCGGCCAGCGCCTGGCTTGGCCCCTGTCCTGCCCAGAATGCCAGTCTCCAGATCAGTCTGTCGGGCATCTGCGCTGTACTTGCCTGCAGCCGCGTTTGATGAATTCGCCGCGCCCTGGTCGCGCAACACCTTGGCCCCTGACTCCTGGCTAAACAGCTTGCGCAGCACCTCATCAAACACGGCCCCGTCGCCGGTGGCCTGATCAACTGCTGCGCCGGTATCGCCAACAGCCTTGAACGGCATGTAGGTCTCACCCGGCTTGGCCAGCGTGTTGTAGCGGTTCATGGTATCAACGTCTGCCACATTGCCCAGCGCCTGGTCGCGTATGCCTTGGGTCTGCAGCGCCGTGCCCGCGTTGGCAAAGCGCTCCATGTTGCCATCTCCCGTGGCCTGAAACAGCTTGTAGGCATCTTGCATATAGCGCGACAGCGTCGGGTCAATCGGCGCCTTGCGGGCCGTATTGGTCATGCTCAAGCCCTCGGCCTCGGCGCCATACTTGTTACCCTGCATGTTGTTGGCATAGATTTGCGCCAGCTTGGCCGCGGTATCTTGCTCGGCTTGCTGGCGCACCTGCGGGCCCATCATGTAGGCCTTGAAGATGTTGCCAATGCCGTTGCCTGCCGCCTGGGCACCACCGGCTGAAAGTGTGAATTTCATGATTACATCCCCAAAATGCGAAGGCCGCTCGGCGCCTTCAGGCCGACACCGCCGCCCATCCTCAAACCCGCGCCACCACTTGGCGCAAACAGATTCATGCCCTCGCCTGCGCTGGCTTTCAGGCCAGTGCCAGCCACCTCCCCCGTTGGCGCGCCAGCCATCAGCCCGGCCGTGCCAGCCGACTGCAACAGCGACCCCAGAAACATCTGGCCCGGGTCCACGTTGCCCGCTTGCTGAATGGCAATGTTGTCGGCGCCTTGGCGCCCACGGCTAAAGCTGCCCAACTGGTCCACCGCTTGCCCGGCATCCATCAAGCGAATACCTTCGTTCAGGCGCAAGCGCCCGGCGCTGGTGGTCTTGCCCAACAGCTGCGCCAATCGCTGCGCCTGCTTGACCGTTTCGAGCTCGCTGGCAGCCTTGGCCGTGGTGTAGTCGCCAGACACATCGCCCTGCGTGGTCTGCTGCTCGGCGCGAATGGCCTGGCTCTCGCTCACTGGCGCAATCAGCGACTGCTCAATATCGCTGGCAATTTGCTGCTGCTCTGCTGCGCGCTTTGGCGTTTCGTATTCAGCGGCCGCGCCCAGGGCCTTCTCTTCGGCCTGCATTTGCAGCTCGCGCTGCGCCTCCAGGCTGGCCGCAATCTCGCGCCGCTGGCGCGCCTGCGCGTCGCTGGACGCTTTGTATTGCAGCCCTGCCCCTGAAATCGCCGCGACAAGGGCCGCTATGGTAATTGGATCCATGCTTGTTGCTCCTTAGCGGTTAACGCTGCCACTGTCACCGGTACGCGGGTTGGACACCCCGTACCACTGGCTTGCGGCATACGGGTTGGCAGCCTGGCGGCCCTGGCTTTGCTGGTTGAACAGATAGGCCTGGCTCAAGTCATCAAACAGGTTGCCCACCGAAGAGCCAGCACGCGCACTGGCTGCATTGGCGGCATTCACCTCCAGCCCTTTCAGCGACTGCTGCGCCGCTGTGCCGGTGTCGATGCCTGACTGCGCCAAGCTGATCAAGTTGGAGCGGGTGCGCTCATCGGCCGTTCTCAGGTCGGCGCTGGCCTGGTCGGCAATGCCGCCGGCACGCATCAAGCCCTCGTTAGTGCGCCGGTTCAGGTCGGCCACACTGTCCACATTGACCGAGCCCCCCAGCAAGCCAGTGCGCGCCAGCCCAAACCGGTTAAAGCGCTCGGCATCGCCCGCCTGCCGATCCACTTCGCGCTTGTTGAGGTCGTACACTGCGCCGCGCTGATCAGCATAGAGCTTATTTCGTGAATTGGCGGGGTCGCCGTCGACCCATGCATCGACCATGAGTGGAAACTTTTCTGAGTACTTCCTTTGGGTTTTGACCTTGTTGTCAAAGATCGCATTAATTTCCTCAGTCGCCGCCTTGATGCGCTTTTGCCGGTCGGCCTCTTGCCTGCGCGCTTCTGCGCCAGGGTCGCCGCCGCCGCCCTTGTGCGGCTTGATGCGTTCGCCCTTGTTGCGCGGCCACGCGCCAATGGCTGGGCCGCCATAGTCCGCCGACAGTTGGGCTTCCAGTTCATGTATCGTCATCATGTTTTTTCTCCGTTTCACAAATCTGACCGCACCACGCGGTAAACAGTTTCAAACCCGTACTGGCCCAGCAGCCGCGCCATGGCATCGCTACATGAAGCCTCAATCACCGTCGCGCCTGCGCTTTTGCACCAGGCACGGAACAAATCCCAGAACTCATCCACCACCGCATCCAGCCCACGCCCGCCAAGCGCCATGATGTTCACCGCCAGCGTCTGCGGGTAATGCACAAACTCAAAAGCCATCGCCAACACGGCATGGCCGTCGTTCTCCGCCACGGCCGTGATGACCCGGCCTTGTTCCGTCATGCGCCGGATGTCCTCCACCGTAAACTCGCCACGCGCTGCCTGCTCAATCACTGGCTGCAACAATGGCGCTGCCAGATGGAATTTTTGCGCCAAAAGCTCAGGTGTCGTGATAAATGTTGCTTGCATCACAGCCCACCCAGTTCCTGGAAATGCACGGTAATGGCATCCAGCCGGAACGGCTTGTCGTCGTAATTGCGAAAGCGCATCGCAAACTCGGTGCCACAGCACTCGATCGGAATCATTCCGCCGGGCCGGGTATTGCCCTTGATCTTCACCTCTGAGGTGAAAGCATCAGGGTCGCGCACGTCAAACCCGACCGACACATAGCAAGCCCCATCGACCACCACATCAATTCCGGTGAGCTGCTTGAGCTGGCCGGGCGTCTTGAAATCCATGTAGGGCAGCTCAATCAACACGTCAAACTGCATACCGTCATCGGCGTTGACCGACTCGTCAAGCTTGTAGATCACATCGCCAGAGCGTATGTAAAGCTCTTGCCCAAGCTCGGCAAAAGCATCGACTGGTTGGCTCAAGAAATACTGGCTCCATGCCGCAATCTTGGCGCTGCGGCTGATGGAATACACAAACAAGCGGTTGCCAATGGCGCATATGTACTGGCCGGTGCCGTAAAAATAGAAACTTTTTGGGTTGACTCCTGCCACCTTTGTCTCTGGGCGCACCAGCGCGTCAATGGGTGAGCCCACATCAACATCAGCCAGGTTGTTCGTCATCTGCAGCGTCGTGATGGAGCGAAACCCATAGTCGCTCAAGAAATACAAGTCGCCCGCCACGTTGGCCACTGTACGCGGAAAGTTCGTACCCACGTTTTCGACCATATCCTCCAGCCGCATGCTGGCCGGGTCAGGGTCAACCACCCACACCTGCGCGCCGTCTTTGGACAGCGCCACCAGCTTGCTCTGGTAAATGCCCAGCGCGTTGGTAGATCGGTCGCCACGGCTATTCAAGCCAGTCGGCAAAAACCCGGCATCATTGACCGTGCTCCAGTCACGCGGGTTGCCGGTCTTCGAGTAGCGCACCACGTCGCCAATCCCGGCGCCAACAGCAAAAATCTTGCTGGCCGTCTTGAGCGCGGCCCGGGTATCCGGACAATTGGCGTCGGCAATGTGTGTGGCCGGGCTGCCATCCAGATAATGGTGCTCCACCGCGCCGTTGGCGTACTCCACCGCACAGTAAATAAAAGCATTGAACACATCGGCAAATGGCACATCGGCCACCGCTTGCGCGCCGCCGGAAAACAACACTTTGTTGGCTTTAAACAACGGGTTCGCGTGCGTGATGGTGCCGTCGCCATAAAAGGTGTGCAGCTTGCCGAATGCAGCAAACAACCCCTTGGTGCCCGCCTCAAGCTCTGCCACCTTGGTCAGCCCGGGGCGCTTTTGCGCAGCCAGGCCGGTGGTGACGTATGCGTTCTTCATCTCCCTGAGCCGGTTGGCATCAGACACGGCCGCGCCCTTGCGCTGGTCGATGCCAAGGTCAAATTTGCCAAAGGTAATGGTCGCCATGGCTAACCTTTCAAGGTGTAGCCACCGTTCGCAGTGCGCACTACCTGCGCGTCGCTGCGTGTTGTTTCAGTTTGCTGGAAATAGCGGCGGTTTTCTTTTTGCCTGAACTTTTCCCGGCTTAACATGTTCTGAAAACTGCTGGCAGAAGCTTGCGCGTCCGGGTGGCGGTAGTGCGCTTTGGCGTTGGCCAAGGCATACAGCAGCACCAGGCGATCTGGCACACTGGGCCGGTCGCTGGCGCGGTCAAAGCGCGCGCGCTCGGCAATGTACTCAACCACCATGTCATAAGGCGCATCAGGAATCGGATACAGCTCAATTTGCCCGTCCAGGTTGTCGTATTTGGTGGGTTGCCCGGTCAATGACGAAAAGCTGCGGTCAAACTCGGTAATGCCCTGCGTCAACGGCTCACGAATCTGGTCGCCCACTTTCACCCACACCGACAGCACGCGCCCGGGGTCAATGTGCTCATCATCGACATCGTTGTGCCAGTCATACAAGTACGAGCCCGCTGCCAGGCTGATCATGGTTTTCTTGCGCATGGCAGGCGGCTCAAGCTCACTGAAAACGTATTCATGCGCCTCCTGCAAAAACGACTTCATCACCACATCGTTGTTCTTGCTGGCGCTGCCTTGCGTGACAAAACCAAGCCGGGCGCGCAGCTCGGTCATCAGCTCGCCCAGGGTGCGGTTGCGTTCAGTCAGTCCGTTCATTTTTGCCTCACGAAGTAGTCAGCACAAGAGTCAACTGATTGCCAACCATCTTCAGATTGGCGTTCACGCTGGAGCGCCCGATCAGGCTGGCGGTCTTTGTTGCGCTGTCCACAGACACCACCAGACCATCAGCGCCATCGGCACCATTGGCGCCCGTCAATCCTTGCAGCCCTTGAATCCCTTGTGGCCCTTGCAGCCCCTGCGCCCCCTGCGCTCCGGTGGCTCCCGTTGCGCCAGTCTCGCCCTTGCCATACGGCACACCGGCAGACCAGTCAGCACTGGTGTTAGACAACTTGAAATACAGGGCCCCGGTATCCAATGCCAAAAAGCTAAAACCCTTTGGCTGCAGGTTGTACAGCCCAATGTTGCCAAACACATCGCGCACATCAGCGTCAAACGATGCGCCCGTGTCCCCCTTAGGCCCTTGCGATCCAACAGGGCCGTCTGGACCAACAGGGCCAACAGGGCCGTCTGGACCAATAGGGCCAGTCAAGCCAGTTACCACCTCGGCTGCCAGGTTGGCCAGTGTGACAATGGCATTCTTCAGCGTGCCGTCATCGTTTTGCAACAATGCCGCATTGCTACGCAAGGCATTAATTGACACGGCCACATTGTCCAGCTCACTATTGAGCGAGCCGTGGTCAGTGCGATCCGGACTGTTCTCAAGAAAATTCTTGGTGCGGTTGTAAGCGGCGGCTTGGGTCATAATTTGCTCCTTTCGATGAGCCGATCCAGTTTGGCATTGATGCTATTGAACTGATCACGAAGCAGGCTAATGTTGTCGCGCAGCGTGAACTTGTCGTCGTCATACCGCTGTTCGATGCTGCTGGTCTTGGCCTTCAGCAACTCCACATCGCGCTTGATGTCTGCAAAAAACATGACGACAACCACCACCTGGACGATCATGGCGGCAATCAGACTCAGCGGGACTTTTTTGTCCAGATGCCAGCCAATTTCATTTTGGTGCATAGCCCGTCGCTGCGGCGCCGATGACCGGCGCTCCAAGCCCGTGTATTCAGTTGCCATTTGCATCCCTGTAAATATGCGCCTGCCATTGGTAAGCACGCTCGCAGTGACTCCCCTGCCAAGGTCGAAACAGCGCGTCAATCAGCCACACCGCCACCCGGCCACGTCTGCGCCCTGCCAGCTGCATGCGCCAAGCCGCCGCAGAAGCCGTCTCGCCCACCGGGTAGCGGCCCAGCGTGGCCCAGCGCCACAGGGTGATGTCGAGCCAGATAAGAACGTCAATCATGGCCGGCACCGGTTTTGCCAAGCATGTTTTTCATGTGCCGGTAACTTGCGGTGCGCAGTGCGTGCCCCAGACACGAGGCAACAGACTCGGTGTTACCCGCCTTAACAGCCGTGGCAAATGTGTACAAACTGTGCTTACGCACAAACCGCGTTGCCCGCCATGTGCGATAGCCAACAAAATTCAAACCGCGCTTGCACTTGTGCAGGCTGTAGCGCGACAGGCTTAGTTTCAACTCGCGTGCGATGAAATCCTCGATTTGTGCCAGGTGGCTAACGCATGTCTGGCGGGTCTCGCCAAAGATCACAAAGTCATCCACGTAGCGGCAGTAGCGCCCGGCCTTGAGCACCCGCTTGACAAAATGGTCCAGCGGATTCATGTAGATCAGCGCATAGGTTTGCGAAAGCAAGTTGCCAATCGGGATGCCGACTGGCTGGCCGTACTCGGCGAACTGCATCATCACATCCACAAACCGCTTGTCCTTGATCTGGCGCTCAAGCTGATCTCTTAACACTTGGCGGTCAATGCTGTAAAAAAACTTGCGTATGTCGAGCTGCAACAGGTAGCTGTCTGGCGCGCTGCTGCGCAATGCCGCCTGCGCGTAGTCGGCGGCGGCGTGCGTGCCTTTGCCCTTGCGACAGGCGTAGCTTTGGTCGATGAAAGTGCGGTTAAAAATCGGGTACACCAGCCGGTAAATGGCGTGCTGCACCACCAGGTCGCAAAAAGCGGGGGCGTAGATGGTGCGCTCTTTGGGCTCATAAACCTTGAACTCTTTGTATGGCTTGGGGGTATATGCGCCGCTGTGCAGCGCGGTATGAAGCGCGTCAAGGTTGTTGGCCAGATTACGGCCAAACTCCAGTGTGGCCCGCTTGCCGCGCTTGCCAGCACTGGCGTCTATCCATGCCTGGTACAAGGCGTCAGGCGTAAACGCTTGCTCAAACAAATGGCCAATGCGTTTCATAGGAAGGCCCCCAGACGTTCGACTGCAACATGGCAGCTACTGGAAAAAGGGCGTCCAGCAGATTTCGCAAAGGCTTTCGCCGAGTGCAGGAAAGCGCCTCCCTTGAGTCCACCATCTGCATGACACAGTTCGAGGGGAATCGAGT